TGATCGCCATGGCAAAGCTTTCCGCGCGCGGCCGTAACCGCCTTTCCAAAGGCAAGTTTGCAATTCCCTCCAAGCGCAAGTATCCGATCCATGATCGGCGCCACGCAGCCAACGCCATGGCGCGGGTCAAGCAGCACGGAAGCTCAAGCGAAAAGGCGACGGTGCGGCGCAAGGTGTGCAGCCGCTACCCCAGCCTCCCGTCATGTAAATGAGGATCGTCTTATGGGATGCGGTTGCGGGAAGTCCAGCTACACGAGGCCGACGGCGACGGCGCAGTCGCAGAGCCAGCACGCGCCGCAAGTGCGCGTGGTCTCCGCCGCTCCGCGCGTCAACCACGCCCCCAGCCAGCAGCCCAAGGTGATCCAGGCGGCGGCACTATCCACCCGGCAGCAAGCGGCGGCGCGGCGCCAGATCTGATGCTCACCGATCTCCAGAAGCTGGCGGCGGCCTGCAATGCGGCGGCGGAGCACTACTGTGCCCGGCCCGAACTGACCGGTCCCGCCACCGTGATCGACATCTATCGGACCATGGCGGTGCTGGCGACCATGATCGACATGCAGCGCGAGCACGCGACCGACGAGCGGATGCACTGATGGGCTTTTTCGACTTCATCACCAAGAAGAAGCCCGACCGGGACGCCGCCGACGAGCCGATGTCGCCTATTTATGTGATGGGCGGGCAGGCGGTCCGGTTCCTCTCGCAGCGCGCCGTCATGACGGCCGACGTGGCGCAGCGCAAAAGTCCGCAGCTGTACCGCATCACCAACTTCATCGCATCGAGCGTGCAGGCCGTCCCCTGGTTCTGCGAGGCCGATCCCGACGCCATCGACAGCGAACGCGCCGGTCCAAGCAAGATCAAGGCCATCAACAATCTGCTGAAATCCCCGAACGACAACTACACGGCGCAGCAGTTTCAGTACTGGATCGCGCTCAACCTGATGCTGTACGCCCGCGTGCACTTCAAGGTCGGCGTCGGCGTAAGCGGCATCCCCAACGGGATCTATCCGCTCGCCGCCAAGCATGTGCGCGGCGTGCTCGACAAGCGCGGCGTGGTGACCAAGTACGAATACGGCACCGGCGAGAACCAGACCACGATGCCGTCCCGGCGCACCGCCGAGAAGACCAACGATCAATCGTCCTACGCGGCCGAGATCGCCTTTCCCAGCCTCACCGGGCTGGTCGAGTACAACAAGGCGCCCGCCGCCATCGAGTCCCTGGCGATCCCCATCGCGATCATCGACGCGCTGATGCAGCGCGCTCTCGACACCGCATCGGGACACCCGAATGTGAAGTACGTGATCACGGCGGAGAAGACCATCACGCGCCAGCAGCGCGAGGCGCTCACCAAGCACCTTGAGGAAGCTGGCAGCGGCGGCGAGAACTCCGGCACCGTGCTGTTCCTCTACAACACCGACGTCAAGGTCCACACCCTCGACAACCAGCTGGGTGATATTCACTCCAAGCTGCCGCTCGACGACATGACACGCCAAATTGCTGGCGTGTTCGGGGTGCCGGTCGCACTGCTAGGTCTGGGGTCGGCCGACGCCGCCAAATATGCCAGCAACTATGTGGAAAGCCGCCTGTCCTACTGGCAGGACACCATCGTGCCTTGCTATCTGACGCCGATTGCGTCCGGCATGACCCAGTGCATCTGTCCGTCCGGCTGCCGCATCAGCTTCGATCTCGACAAGGTGGCGGCGATGTGGGAAGGCCGCGCCAATCTCGGCGCCACGCTCTCGAAGGTCACCTTCCTGTCCAACAACGAGAAGCGCGACATCCTCGGCTTCGAGCCGATGACCGGCGAGAATAAGCTGCCGGAGAAGCTACCGGCGCTGGCGCCGCCACCGCCCGAAAACACCGACGACAAACGACCGAACGGGAGTGCATTGCAATGAAGACGCAATGGCAGGCGGGCGACCGCATCGAATGCGATTTCAATTTCACTGCGCTTGAACTTGACGCCAGCACCATTCCGGACGGCTACATCGCCGGGATCGCCTCGACGCCCGGCACCGACCGGCACGGCCACAAGGTGATGGCGGGTGCGTTCGACGAGAGCATTAAGGCCAAGGGTCTCGGCGGCCCCAAGGGCGTGCAGCTTCTGGTCGGGCACGACTGGAACAAGGTCGGCGGCAAGATCAAGAAGCTGGAGACCGTCAACAAGAACCTGATGCTGGAGGCGCAGCTGTATCTCAACGTCTCCTACGTCAAGGACATCCACGAGGTGGTGAAGCAGAACGGCGGCTTGAGTTTCTCGGTCGGCTTCAGCCTGCTGGAGTTCAAGTTCAACGACGTGATGGAGAACGACGACGATCCGTGGCTGATCGTCGAGAAGGGCGACCTGATGGAGGTGTCCATCGTGACCTTCCCGTCGCAAAAAGAAGCCACCATGACCTTCGTCAAGACCGTCGATACCATGGCGGAGTTCGAGCGCAGCCTGATGGCCGCCGGACTCTGCCGCACCCGGAATCAGGCGCACGAGCTAGCCCTTTGGGCAAAACAGAACGTGCACCTGTTGCAGCCGAAACTTCCCTTGCTGGAAGAGAAGGCACCCACGCAGCCGCATCCCTTGCTGGATGTTTCCATGCTCAAGCCGATGGCGGATCTTCTCGCCAAGGCCAGGGCGCACCTTCCCTAGCAACAGGATTCAATCATGAACATCGCGAGAATCAACGCGCTCAAGTCGAGCGTGTACAAGGGGGCGTTCCTCACCAAGGAGGCTCCCGCCGATGCCAAGACCGCAGAGGCGCTGCTGGCGCCGCTGCTGACCGAGATGGGCGGCATCGTCGTCGCATTGGAGAAATCCAAGACCGACGCCGAGAAGCAGTACACCGAACTCAACAACCACTTCGGCGGCGTCAAGGCGACCACCGAGGAGTTGAAGGCGACGGTGCTCAAGCACGCCACCGACTACGCCCAGCTGATCACCCAGCAGCAGATGCTCCAGCAGGCTTTGGATCAGGTGAAGAAGGAGCTTGACGCCCCGATCATCAAGGGCGGCAAGGATCTGGAGACTTCCGACCGCGAGGCGGCCATCGAGCTTCAGCGCCGCGCCTTCATGTTCAAGGGCGGGCTGGAGTGGGAGTTCAAGCCCGACATGGACAACCTCGTCATCGCCAAGGACTATCGCTCGGCGGTGCGCAAGCTGATGCAGGTCGGCATCGAGACCCGCTCCAAGGTCATCCGCTCGTTCGACGAGCACGAGCGCAAGGCGTTCGAGGCCTCCTCGCTCGACGCGGCGCTGTTCTCGCCGGAGCTTCTCGGCATCGAACTGAACTGTATCGTCGAGTGCGCTGAGCTTCTCGATCTCTACAACAGCGTCTCGGTCGGCAAGTCGACGTTCATGTACCCGCAGGTCATGGACTACGGCGCCATCGGCAAGTACGACTGCGATGCGAAGTGCGATGCCGAATACGGCCCGGAAGGCAACATCACCTTCAAGAACGGTGCGGTCTCCGACTATCGCGGCGTGTTCTGCTTCAACCGCAAGGTCTTGACCGAAGCCAACTACGACCTGCTCAACTTCATGTACAACGCGGCGGCGCGGTCGTATCGCATCAACCGCAACAAGGCCACGATGGTCGGCGACGGCGTCAACGAGCCGCTCGGCTGGCTGACCAACGACTGCTTCACCAAGCGGGCCACGCCGAACGCTGGCTTCAACCACATCGACTTCCGCATCTTCCACGGCAGCGTGCCGATGGAGTACGGCGAGTTGACCACGGTGATGCACCAGAACACGTTCGCTTACCTGACCTCGCTCACCGACTCGAACGGCCGCTTCCTGTTCGGCGACGGCCTGCTCACCTACTCTCCTTCCGACGTGCGCGAGCGCATCCGGATCTCCAACTGCCTGCCCGACCCGACCGCCGGGCTGACCAAGGGAACGACCGCCGCGCCGTTCACTACCGGCGACTTCATCGCCGCCACCGGCGCCTGGAAGCAGGCATACTATGTGGTCAACAAGCGCCCGCTGTGGATCGAGCAGTGGGAAGGCAAGTCTACCGCGTGGTGCGTTGCCTACTCGTTCGGAGCGGAAGACGGCGGTTTCGTCGCCTGCTGCCCGGCGGTGAGCATCCTCACGGTTGGCCCCTGACAGTCGGCTGACGCCGACATAGGAGATCGTCATGGCTAACAAGAACGCAGGCGGCAAGGCCGTACACGCCACTGTCCTCTTCGACGCGAAAATCTCGCAAGCTGATTTTCATAAGCTGTCGAAGAAGGTCGAGGCGGACCCCGCATCGGCACCGCCGTCTCCGCCGCCGGAGGCGCCGCAGCGCAAGCCTCGCTCTGAGGCCCAGACCTGATCGTCGAGACCCACCGTCTTTAGGAGACACACATGAACGTCAATCACGGCATCCAGCACTCTTCGAAGCTGGCCTGGAGCGGCCTCGCCGCTTTCCCCATCGACATCCGTCGGCATGTCGGCTTCTCGTTCTCGTTCGAGGTGAAGACGGCTCTCGCCGCCGACACCAAGTTCAACGTGATGTCGGCACCGCCGTCCGATGCCGACATCTGCCTGCCCGGCGCTTTCGTTCCGGTGCCGGAGGTCTTGACCTGCGTGGCTGATTTTGGTGTACAGCCGCTGCCGCAGGCCGTCATCGTGCTGCCTGCCGGTACTCCGGCGGGAAGTCATTGTACGGCGACCCTTCCGTGCCGTCCGGATGCCTTCCTCCAGCTGGCGGCAGGCGGTGGTGACACGGCCAACGTCGTGGTCACGGCCGGGCTGCACGGCCCGAAGTGAGGGTTGCGGTCGGCAACGTCCTGCGTGTCGGCCCCGGTGACCACATCACGATCCGGGGCCGACTGCCTCCGCCTGCCAAGCTCGGGCGCATGTTCCTGTTCGCATCCGAGAAGGGCGCTGAATTCAGTCCGTACGTGCAGCACGTCGCCGACATGCTGGTCGACGACGGCAAGCCCACCATGATGACGCCGATATCGCTGCGCCTCACTCCCAAGGTGCCGGTGCGCGAGATGGTGTTTGTCTCCGACATCGACGGTTTCTTCTGCATGATGCAGGAGGTCGACAACGCCGACGAGCCGCTCGCCGATGTCAGGCTCAAGCGCCGGGTCGATCCGAACCTCGGTTGGACTGACTGGTTCAAACGAAAGATGACATCGTGGCAGACGCCGAAACATTCGTAGAGATGCTGGTGGTCAGCGGCCACAACGGCGACGTTCAGTGGTTCGACTACCGCCCCAGCTTCTTCGGCCAGATCATCCGGGTCGAATGGGACCGCAGCACGAAATATGCGCTGCTGCCGAACGACGTGGTCGGTTTTTTGTTGGCTCGTAAGTACGCCAGGGTGATGTCGCCGGAGGAGATCGCGGCGTACACTGCCCAGGCGCCAGTACCGGCTCCGGAGCCATTGCCGGAGGCGGCGTCGGCACCGGTGGCGACGGAAGCCGCATCCTCCCCGCCGCCGGTGCCACAACCCAAGTCCAGACGAAGAGGAGATCCACCATGATCGTCGTGACCTGCACCAATCCGTGCGTCCCCAATCCGGTTGTCGCGCTCGCGTCACCGCCCTGCTTCCAGTGCCCGGCTCCTGTCGTCCCGTAACACTGGAGAGACCCGGAGGCTTCCAGCACCCCCCAGCGCCCCAGCCTCCGGGTGCTCGCTCAAGGAGAGCCGTCATGATGCACTTCACCGTCGAGGACTACAGCGCGGTCGATGCCGCCTGTCAGAAGTGTTGCTGCGAGCGGCTCAACCTGAAGCCCGGCACCACCACAAAGGTCTCGGTCGGCTACGCGCCGTGGGCGGTTCCCATCGGCCAGCTGCACTGCGCGCCGCAGTTCATGATCGAGCCGATGGAGACCTGCCCGCTGCCGGTCAGCACCAACATGCCGCCGCAGATCGCGCCCAACGCCATCATCCAGACGCCGGTCGGCACCACCGTCAACGGCACGCTCACGCTGTGGATCACCGATCCGGAAGCGGCGCCGGTGACATTCAAGGCGATGCCGTTCTACTCGACCAAGCACGGCAAGCTGACGCTGACGCCGGAAGGCCTGTTCACCTACATCCCGATGTCCGGCTTCAAGGGCCAGGACAGCTTCTTCGTCACCGCCTCGGACGGCGTCAACAGTGCCGTGTTCGAGATCCTGATCGCGGTTGGCATCGATGCCGCCTACGTGGTGCCGACACCGACCATCAGCGTCGGCGTGCCGACTGTCGACAGCCGCTATTTCAACGTCAGCTTTCCGATCACGGTCAGCCCCGCCGCGAAGGAATGCGAGATGTGGAAGCTCACCGTGTTGCAGGCTGCGCTCGACTGCGCCTGCACCTGTTTCACGCGCACCGACTGCTTCGACATCGGAATCGCCAAATGCTAGGTGTCGTCCCCAACCGTCCGCTCGATGCGCCGCCGATCCCGGTAGGGCAGGATACGAAGCTCGACTGGGAAGCGCGGCTCGGCACTGAGTTCATCCGCACGCACGCCAAGATCGACGACGTGCCGTCGGTCACCGATGAGCAGATCCGGTTCTATCGCGGCGCCGCCATCGAGTCGGCTGAGCAATACACCGGTCTGATGCTGGCCGGGCAGCGCACCGTGACCGAACCGGTCGAGGGTCCGGCGCGCGTCAAGCTCAACGCCACGCACTATACCCACAAGCTCCAGTTTCCGGTCGCCGACGGCTACGTCTATCTCTACGGCGGCACGCACATCAACGACAACGTCACGTTCCGGGTGCCGCCGGGCGCCCGCAAGGTCAAGGTGCCGATCCGCAAGGACATCATCGACATGTCGAACTGCTGCGATCCGTGCAGCAGCTGGGCGGTCAACGGCGGCATGCTGGCGGCGTACCGGGCAGGCTACAAGACGGTCGACGACGTCCCGGCGACCGTCGTCCTCGGCATGCTGCAATTCATCACATGGTGCATCGAGCACCCTGGTGACGAGCTTCTCACCCAGCGCAACCGGGTCGAGACCCGCGCCGGTCTCGCCGGTCTGCAAGGCTCCAACAATATCGCCATGATCTCCGGCGCCCTGGAGACGTGGCGGGTGATCGATCCGGAAGCGTTCTGATGAAAGATCCCGGCAACCCAAAGATCCACGAGTTGAATCGCCGGGTGGTGCTCTGTTCGCAGGACGACGTGGTGGTGAACGCCACCACCATGGAACTCAAGCGCACCGGCGTGGTCTGGGCCTGGGCCAGGATCAAGTCGCACTACGGCCTGCCGTCATATGTCAGCGCGCAGTCCGACTACACCGTGATGGACCCGCGCACCAAGGCGACCCACGCCATCACGGTGCGGTCCGGCATCGGCGTGCTGGTGACCAACAAGGCGTTCGTCTACGAGGAATTCCGTAAGAGTCCGCCGCGCTGGTACAAGGTGCTCGGCTATTCGGAGCCGGAAGGTTTTCTGGTGATGACCTGCCGCATGATCGAGCGTTCCGACTTTGCCATTCCGCCGCAGGGTGACATCTTCGCGCCGCAGCCGATCCGGTTCGAGCTATGAGCATCAAGATCGAGTTCACGCCATGGGCGCCGTTCGTCGCGCGCAAGAAGCCGGGAGAGATCCGGCGCTGGCTGCACACCATCGGCGAGGTCTCGCGGTATGTGTTTTATACTGGGCTGGCGGCAGGGAAATCCGGCCGCAAGTGGCGCAACCTGCCGAACCGGTCGTCGGCGCCCGGAGAGTTTCCGGCCAACCAGAGCGGGCGCCTGCGCGGCACTATCAAGTCGGTGGTGACCAATCATTCGGTCACCATCGGCTCCAATACGAAGTACGGGGCGTGGCTCGCCTACGGCTCGCCCGGCGGCATGATCAAGAAGCGCAAGATGTCGGAAGACGCGCTCAAGATCGGCGCCAAGGCTGGGCGGCTCGGCCATTGGGTCGAATGGTCTCGGACGTGATTTAGTGGACGCCATAATCAAACAGGAGACGCGATTTCTCCCTGCCCTGGCCGAGGCTGTCGGTCAGTGGTTTCCGGAGCTTGGCGGTCGCTCGCTCGCCGTCTCCGAGGTCGAGATCACCAAGGAGAACGTGCCGACCCTGCCGCTCGCCATGGTGGCGTTCATTCGCTCGACCGCCGATCCGCCGACCAAGTCGCGGGCCGACATGTTCGAGATGGTCGACACCTTCATCATCGATTTCTGGATGGAGCCAGCGCGCTACAAGAAGGCCAACGGCTCGGAGACGCCGTTCTGGAGCTTCTACGACTACGAGCGCATCCGCGACACGCTGCTGACCAATATCGTGCGCTGGGAGTCTCCGGGCGGCGAGCGTATCGCCTTTCGCGGGATGAACATCGAGGCGGAGCCGCTGGCGGTGACGCTGACGTTCACTTTCCAGGCGACGTTCCGCTGGTGCCCATCGGGGCCGAAGGATCTCGGCGAGCCGTTCACCATCGGCTTCAACATGTGCTCGGCGGCGGAATGCTGCATTCCGGAATGCATGGAAGACGACCCTTGCGCGTGAGCCACGATGGGTGATCCGAGAGTCTGGTTCCAGAACTCGCTGCAAACCGGCGACGGCGGCCTGCCGTTGCAGGAGGCGATCTTCTGCAATCACAACGATGCGATGAATATCGACGTCGATGCCCAGACCCTGGTTGGGCGCTCCGACGGCGGGCGCGGCAAGGCGACGTGCATCAAGGTGCAGTCGCCGCTGTTCTTGCAGGGCGGCGTGCTCGGCAGCAGTGGCGGCACCGGCGGTGGCGAGCCAGGGCCAGCCGGTCCGCCCGGCCCGGAAGGGCCGCCCGGCCCGACTGGGCCTGCCTCGACGGTTCCTGGGCCGCCTGGAGCGACCGGCGCCGACGGCGAGCAGGGTATCCAGGGTCCGGCCGGTCCTGCTGGCGCGCAGGGTGTGAAGGGCGACACCGGCGCGCAAGGCTCGCAGGGTC